AAGATTAGCATCTGTAAGTATCTCATACCTACTTTTGCCAGTGCCTAACTCTCTTACCATTACATCATGAGGTAGTATGTGGTTATATTCTCTATAGTTATTCTCATCTAGCCATTGTATATAGTGGTCTAATGACTTACCGTGTGCTTCATAGTAATCCATTACTCTTATCTCACCACCTATTGTCTCAGCAACCCAGATACTTGTGCTATCACTCATACCTAAATCCCATGCTGTAAACTTGGCCGTAGCAGATTCACTTTCAATATCTCTCATGTGATTTCTGCTTTCAATGTCTTTAATGATTTCACCGTAGTATGAACCTACGATTGGCGAGTCAAATGATATTTCAAACTCTTGCTGGTATTTATTGTCACCCATTGACTTTTTAGCATCTTTTAGCTCAGCTTCTGGTATAATACCGGTTTCTGATGCTTTAAACTCTCGTAGTCCCCATGTATCATTATCAGGATCTGCTGCAAAGTCTCTTATCTCTTTGAAATGATTAGCTCCCTTTGGGGTGCCTAGGAAACAACACCAACCTAAGCGGTCGGAAAGAGCAGGTCTAATAACTTCTGTAAATAGAGAAGGGTGAACGTCGCCATATTCGTCAATAATACAGCCATCAAGATATATACCGCGAAGGCTATCAGGGTTATCAGCGCCAAACAAACTAATACGGCGTCCCATAAATTCGACACGAAGCTCAGCAACATTTACTTTCGCGTTAAGCGGTCTCGTATATTCTTTAAGGTAATCAAACGCCAGGCGCTTCGATTGGTTATATGTCGGAGAGATGAATGCGAACTGAGGATTTTTCTTCTCACATTTAAGTGCTGAATGTATGAGCTGATTGATTGCACAAACGGTCTTCCCCATGCGGCGATGCGCAACACAGACTGTCCAGCGGTTTTCTTTAATTGCTTTGTGGATTTCTTTCTGAGGTTCTCTAGGTTTGTAACCAGTTTCCAAGACCTCATGCTCATCACTCGTCAATACCTGTTTTGACAACGATTGTAATGGGAGCGTCTGAGTCTCCACTGATTGTTTGTTCACTTTTTCCATCAATTCGATCTCCGAGCTCTCTGATCGCAGCAATATCACCTTCTTCAGCTTTTCTGAATAGGGCTTCAGCTACGTTATGTATTCTTTTATAGTCTTCCTGAACTGCTAATTTGCGCACTACTTTCCCCCAAACTCTTTTGTCTTTAGTGCTATTTTTGTTTCCGATTGGTGCGCCCATGATATTTCCGTGATAAGTGGGGCTTTTAAACTACCCAGGAGAAAGAGGTAGAGCCCCGATATTTGAATTTTAAAGAGCCCGACCCCGTAATTTCAGGGCCGCTGGCATCCGGACTTACAGCGTCCTTCGACTGTTCTTACTGTGCATCATAGCTATTGCTACAATTATCTGTTGCATACATACATAGTTACTTCAAAGCCAAAACGCATTTCAGTAACAGCTGGTTGAGTCCAATGATTTTTCATAATGTTTATCCTTTATATTAAATATTAAATAAACAAGATCGGCAAAGAGATTACTCAGGTTTACCTTGATGTCTCCTAAGAACTAAATTATCTTAGCTCTTACATTATTAATATAACATAGTACCTAAGCTATTGATTTTAAAAGACTATTTAAACCATGTGATAATAGCATATCTAGTACCTTTTGTGACCGGCATTACTTCATGCCTATATATGAAGTTAGATGGGAACATAATTACATCACCTTTACTTGCTTTAATGATATGTTCTTTGTTAAAGAAACCAAACTCACCACCTTCAAAATCATCATTAAGAATAGTAGAGCAGCTTATAGTCCTGACATGGTCAGGTGCATGGTCAACATGTTCTACATAAAAACCACCAGTCTCATATTTTAAAAGTTCGTAACCAGTGTCTTCATTAATTAATACATGAGGGAATTCCTTTGAGTATGTATGTATATTTTGAGATTGCTCTTTAAATAACCTATCGTCAATTTCTTTGTCGTCACTTAAAGGCAAGGAATAACAATTCCTCACCTTATTGTCTAAGCTCTTTTTGTCAAGAATTTTAGCTAATTTAAATTCACTGCTATCTTTGTATTTATTAACAATATCATCACAAAGCTCACTTGATACAGCACCCTTATATACTTTAATAAAGTCTAATATATTTTCCATTATATTTCACACGAACCACCGGTGCAAGCTAATGTTTGACTTGCAACAGTCATGTCGTCATCCTCTATTAATTCTTCGAAGTTCACCTCAGGTGTTTTCTTAAGCAAAGCTTGATACTCTTCCTTAGTGCATTCCTGATATGGTGCTTGCACATAACTATGGTCTGAGTGTGGTAAGAAACTAATCCCTGATATTTCATCAAAGTGTTTGTATACCCATGCCGCAACCTCAACCCACTCTTCATCGCGAACCGTGATCGTAACACTTGGTTTATGTTCACACCAATGGCGTTGATAGATTAACCATAAGTCTAGCTGTTCTAATGCCGTCTTATCATTTCTTGTAATCGATCCTTTCGGTGCTTTAATTGGGAAGCTAAATACCGCGGTAGAGTCCGGTCTAAATTGCTCATCTTCCACCTGAACCCCTTTATCTTTAAGAAATTCGTATAAAGAATCTTTTTTATCGAGTCTAATTGTTCTAACGTAGTAATCGCTATGTCTAGCATGGATACCCGAAGCTGAATCGACCAATTGCGATACACTGCCACTTGGTTTGACGCACGTAATAGACGCAGATACCGGGACATCAAGGAGCTTCGCATATTTCTCATTTGTTTTTCTAGCTTCACTTCTCATCTCCTCTAAAAATTTAGGATCAGGATTATTAGTTACTTTACAATCCATAATGCCTGTTAATGATACACCTAACAATCTCTCTTCAGTAGTATTCTTATGCCATTCAGCAGATAAGAATTGAAACTTATCCAAGGTCGATTGAAATGTGCCCATGATTGTAGCTAATCTAACTTTCTCAAGCAATGACTCTTTTGTATCGTCAGCCCTTACTACTACTTCAGAAAGGTTGCAAAATTGCTTATCTCGTAAAATTATTTCCGAACAGGGATTCGTCCCGTAGTTTAAATCTTTCTCACGCCTACCCCATTTAGCAGCTTGCTCTTGTGATGCTACTCTATTAAAGATACCACGCTCACCAGATTTAGACTTAACAAGTGATAACCATTCTTCCATAAATACTTCTACATCAGGTTTCTCTGTATATGCTACACTATTATTAGCTAATCCACGCCAAGAATAATCATTATACCAAGCGCCTTGTTTAGCTTCTCTCATGCGTTTATCTGTTAAGTTTGATAGTGATATAAGGGCAGAACGTCTTACGCCGCCTACAACAACAATCTCACCAATCATACAAGTAATATCATGCACCTCAATAGATGTTAGCTTACGACCTTTAGCATGTGTAAATGTATCTGTTGTAAACTTAAATAATCTTTCTAATGGTTCAGGGCCTGATGCTCTACCACCAAATGTTTTAAGTCTTGCTCCGGCTGGTCTAACCTTAGAGTAATCAATGGTTGGTATATCACCTTCCCATAAACTAGATAGAAGTTTTTTAAACGCCTTCGCCCACCCAAGTTTGCTGTCCCCAACAACAATAATATCATCACACTTACTAATACCTTCTGGTATAAGTGGCAGCTTGTCAATCTCTTGTCTTTCACAGCTAAACCCTACTCCTGTTCCGTTCATTAATATATATAGAGCTTCACTAAACGCTCTCTTGTTATTCATAGCTAAGTAACTACAGTTATATGCTGATATATTATCACGATCGCAAGCCTCACCTGCTGTCATCAATAATCTCATTGAAGGCATAACTTCAAGATTTAAGACCGCTTTACGCAATTTTGGAAGCTCATGGTTGAGCCCAGGCGCGTTATTTTTAATATATAGTATTAACCTATCTACTGTTTCTGCCCATGTTTCACGTCTTTTCTGTTCTGGTAAGTAACGTGCATACTTACTTGCTGCTATTAGTTTTTGATAACTGTCCATTGTTTTCCTTTATGATAAGTCTGATATAAATGATTTCCATCTTCCGTCTACTTTTTTCCAACCCTCTACAAGTAATACCCAATCGGCATCTCGTAAATGAGGTGTGTATTCAGAGTCTGTAATCTTCTTAATTCTTGCATTCATGTTTCCATACGTTGTAACTTGTATGGCATGAGTTTCTCCTGTAATAGATATACCTAATATATCAAAATTCCACAGGTCTTGTCTAATCCTTGCAAATGAATTCCAACGCTCAACCACTTGAACTAATTTGTAGTCTCCGCTTTCTTTCATACGCTTTAATGTTCTTTGCGTTGGTGATATAGCCATTAAGCATCTCCTGTCTCGTCAATGAATCTATCAGGGTCATTATGTTTGATTTTGTTAACGTTTTTATTTTCTGGTAATTCATTTCCGTAATCGTCTTCTTTATCAAACTGACCTTCATTTGGATGCCCGGCAAAAATACTATTCCATGCTTTTTCTAATTCAGCGTCGCTTATTTGCTTAGGTCTACGTGCACTACCTTTACCCATCTTCATTCTCCTCTTCTAGTTCAAAAAAATATCCGTTGTAACCCATTTTAGGTTCTGGTGGGTTAATCCAATCCTCATCTTTTCTTTCCATTATTTTACTCCTGTAAATTTAGTGTCAACGCCTACAAATCCGCATGACTGTTTATCTGTTGGTGCAAAGTCAAATGATGAATCACTGTTATGACCAATAGGCATATAGAGATATTCTTCTAATTGACACATCATAATTTTAGCACCTTGTGTTGCACAATTGTCTTCATAATACTTAAGGGCATGATCACAATTGACAAAATTACTTATATAAACCAAATCATTATATGAGTCTGTATATGATACTGCCATTACAAAGTTTCCTACTCCTACCTTACTGCCATCAGCTTTTGCATTGCCTAATGTTAATACTGCATAAAAAACTATAATCAAAGCAATAATTGCTATATGCAATATTGATACCAAAGCTAAGCTACTCCAGTCTTTTATTCTTTTCTTTTTGCTTTCGTTCTCTTTTATCCAATTCCTTATTTCTTTTCTTTTCTTTGCTTCCGCTTTTTTCCACATACGTATCTTCTCTTGCTCTTTCTTATACTCTCTAAACGCTTTGTTTTTATATCCTAAGTAAGCCATTATCCTATATCCTCCATTAATATTTTATGTAAATTACGTTGCGTTGCATATTTATTTTCCCATGCTTTTTTACCGATCGTGTGTATAC